TACACATGAATAGACTTGACACATGCGGTACTCTACAGGCTAGAGCCCATCAAGGGCTCACACCGAGCCGCCTGCGCGTAGCTCGGGGGGTAGCCGCCGCTATTGGGATAGCTCTATCTATTGCTATTGCACCTAGTACACAAGGCTCAATAGATCCTATTAAAAGCGTGTTTGAATTAGCTGATTACCAATTAACAGAGAAGCAAGAATATTGTCATGATCTGATTACATTCAAAGAATCCAGTAATAACAGATATGCAGTTAATGGATCACATCATGGTTATTATCAAGGAAGAAGCAAGGCGCTTAAAGGCGCACCTGATGACTATCAGTTCTATTGGTATTGGTCTTATGTATCACATAGATATGGGATTACACAGTATGATGAGCCCAACTATTGTAAAGCACTACATCATCTAAGAGTTAAGGGTTGGCAATGAGTAGCAAGCGCAATGACCCTAGACTCTCAAGGAAGTATAAAGAGGTAAGGCTCAAAGCCTTGGCTCGTGATGGTTATGTCTGCTTCTACTGTGGTGCTGAGAATAAGGATATGACGATAGACCACATCATTCCTATTAGCGTTGCACCTGAGTTAGCTATTGATATTGAGAACATGGTTACAGCGTGTAAGCCATGCAACTCAAGCAAGGGCTCACGCTCACAGGGCGTTTTTTTAGAGCGCATGCGTACCCCCCTTGTTTTTCCTGGCTTCCCCTCCCCGATGCAGTCGGAGATTCACCAAGACAGTCCGTTTACCGCCCGACCAGTCCAAAGCTAAACCGATGGCAGCCAAACGAACCAAACCCTTAAGAGGGACAGTCAAACCAAGACTCCAGAACATTCCTTTGAAGGGTGAAAATAAACTCCAGGATGTAATTGACCTTGCGGAAATAATCAAGATGCCATTGTTACCTTGGCAGGAATATTGCCTCAAGGACATGCTTACAGTTTCTAAAGATGGGAACTGGATTCGTAAGACGAACCTTCTGTTGATCGCTCGGCAGAATGGAAAAACTCACTTAGCCCGCATGCTCATCCTGGCGCACCTGCTTAAATGGAATACCGATGTTTTGATCATGTCCTCGAACCGCTCGATGGCTTTAGACACCTTTCGGCAAGTAACTCAAGTATTGGAGAGCAATGACCACCTCAAGGGATTCGTTAAGCAAATCCGTCATGCAAATGGAACAGAATCAATTGAGATGCTATCTGGAGCAAGGCTTGACGTTGTTGCGGCAACTAGAGACGGCTCTCGCGGAAGATCTGTCAATGGACTCCTCTTTATCGACGAACTCAGAGAAATCAGTGAAGAGGGATACCGAGCAGCTATTCCAACGACTAGAGCGCACCCAAATTCTCACACGCTTCTGTGCAGCAATGCAGGAGACGCTTTTAGCCAAGTACTGAATAATCTTCGTGAACGCTGCTTAGAGAACCCGCCAAAGACCATTGGGTTTTATGAGTACTCAGCTCCCCAATATTGCAAGATTACAGATCGCTCTGGTTGGGCTCAAGCAAACCCAGCTTTGTCATGGACTATCACGGAGGAAGCACTTGAAGAAGCAATTGCAACAAGCCCGATTGAAAACACTAGAACAGAGACTCTTTGTCAATGGATTGATTCTCTCAGCAGCCCTTGGCCTCACGGAATTCTTGAGGAAACCTCAGATGCCTCGCTCACGATTCCGCCAGGCGGCTATACAGTCTTCGCTTTCGATGTGTCTCCTTCTCGCCGCAACGCAAGCCTCGTTGCTGGTCAAATATTGCCTGATGGCAGAATCGGTGTTGGGATTCTCCAGACCTGGGAAAGCCAAGTCTCAGTAGATGATCTTAAGATTGCAGCTGAGATAAAGGGGTGGGCAGACCAGTATCGTCCGCGTCAAATCTGCTTTGATAAATACACAGCGCAGTCAATCGCAGACCGACTCACTAATGCAGGTTGCATGACGATGGATATATCAGGAGCAGCGTTCTATCAGGCGTGTGGGGATCTGCTCGACAGTCTGGTCAATCATAGGCTTGTGCATTCGGGGCAAGAGAACTGGGTTCAGCAGATGAACAACTGCGCAGCTAAAACTAATGACTCGTCATGGCGTATTGTAAAACGTAAATCGGCAGGAGATGTATCGGGTGCAATCTCTACTGCCATGGTTGTCCACCAACTTGTGAAACCACAACAGGTAGCGGCTATTTACAGCGAATAGACTACATGTAGTGTATAATTGCACCCTATGGGTCTCTTTTCGCGTAAGCCACAAGTAATCGAAGCGCAGTACGCACCGCAGGTAATGGGTGAGAATCTCCCAGCACTTTACAACGCGATTATTCCTCGAGTCTCTCGCCATGATGCGATGAGCGTTCCCTCAGTAGCTCGCGCCCGTAACCTTATCTGCGGAACAGTAGCTTCTATCCCACTTGAATATTACAAGACATCGACAGGTGAAGTTATTGCGCCGCCTCGCTGGATCAAGCAACTTTCAAAGTCTCAACCTTCATTTATCACAATCTCATGGATTGTAGATTCACTTCTATTCTACGGAGTCTCTTATCTCCTAGTCACGGAGCGTTATGCAGAAGATGGTCGCCCAGCTTCTTTCGAGTGGGTGGCTAACACTCGCGTTACTTTCACTACTGACATTTATGGTATTCATGTAACTCAGTATTACATCGATGCATCTCCTGTGGACATGAACGACATTGTTACTATTCAGGGATTCGATGAGGGAGTGCTAGACCGCTCAGGTCGCACCATTCAAGCAGCTATCGACGTAGATCGTGCAGCAGCGCAGAACTCAGCTAACCCACAGCCAGCAGGATTCCTCAAGAACTCTGGCGCAGACCTACCTCCTAACGAGGTCGCTGGTCTAATCGCTGCATGGAAGCGCGCACGTCAGAATAACTCCACAGCATATTTAACTTCTACTCTTGACTATTCTCCAGTTTCCTTCTCACCGAAGGACATGATGTATAACGAGGCAGTCCAGAACCTCAGCACTCAGATTGCTCGCGCAATGAACGTCCCTGCTTACTACTTGTCAGCGGATCAGAACACCACGATGACATATGCCAACGTCCAGGACGAGCGCAAGCAGTTCTACGCGCTATCTATCGAACCTTACCTTCAGGCTATTCAGAGCCGTCTATCAATGGACGACATCTCTACAGCAGGACACGAAGTCCGCTTTGCAGTCTTTGACACTTTCCTAAAGAACGACCCATTGGTCGAATTGCAGGTACTTGAGAAGCTCCTAACTCTAGGACTTATCTCTACAGAGCAAGCGATGGAAATGACAGACCTTACCCCTAACGGATCAGAAGGAATGAGCTAATGAAAGAACTAATAATCGAAGCCGCCTCAATCGAGTGCAGCGAAGAACGTCGCGAAATCTCAGGCAAGATTGTGCCTATGGGAACTGGCGAAGTCGGTTCAACCAATATGGGCGGAGTCGTATTCGCGGCTAACTCAATCGACGTTTCAGATATTTCTAAGATTAAGTTGCTATCACAGCACGACATGAAGAAGCCAGTTGGTCGCATGACAGCAGCTGAGGTTCGTCCTGACGGCATCTATGCAACATTCAAGTTGTCACGTTCTACAGGTGGCAACGATGCACTTATTCAGGCACAGGAAGGACTTGTCTCAGGTCTTTCAGTAGGTGCAGAAGTAATCGCATCACAACCATCACGCGACGGACACATCGTCGTTACAGCTGCAAAGCTAAAAGAAGTTTCTCTAGTAACAGAGCCAGCCTTCAAGTCTGCTCAGGTGCTTGAGATCGCTGCTGAGGAAGTTATCCCAGCAGAAGAAACCCAACCAGAAAGCGAGCCACAAGTGGAAGAATCAACCACAGCGGTAGAAGCTCCAGCAGTTGAAGCAGCAGCAGTCGAAGCGGCTCGCCCAACAGTTGTAGCGAATCTTCAGGTGAAAGAGCGCACAGCTCCTATCACATCAGCACAATATCTCGAGGCATCAATCAAGGCAGCAATGGGTGACGACAAAGCTCGTCGCACAGTTCTTGCAGCTGATGACTCAACATCAACAAACACAGGTCTTACACTCCCACAGCACCTCAACGAGTTCGTAACAACAACCTTTACAGGTCGTCCAGCGTTCGAAGCTGTAACACGTCAGGCACTTCCAGAGTCAGGCATGTCATTCACAATTCCTAAGCTCGGAACTGCTCCAACAGTTGCAGACACAGACGAAGGTGCTGCTCCATCTGAGACAGGCATGACTTCAACATACGACACAGTAACTGTTAACAAGTTCGCTGGTCTCAACCGCATTTCATGGGAACTCATTGACCGCTCATCACCAGCGTTCATGGAACTTCTCATGACAGAACTTCGCAAGGCTTACGAAGCATCAACAGACGCAGCACTTATCGCAGCGTTTACAGCTTCAGGAACACAGGCAACAGGAGTAGCTGCAACAGCGGCAGGTCTCCAGAGCTTCATTTCTACACAGGCTGCAGCGGCTTACAAGGCTACTGGCGGAAACTACGCTAACAAGCTCGTTGCTTCAACAGATCAGTGGGCTGCTATCGCAGGATACGCAGACACAACAGGTCGTTCACTCTACTCAGCACAGGGTCAGACAATGAACGCATCAGGCGCAGTTGTTCCTACATCAGTAGTCGGCAACGTACTTGGTACATCACTCATCGTAGATCACAACATCGCAACTTCTGGAATCATTGATGAGTCAGCGTTCCTCGTTGCTCCAGAATCTGTGTACGTCTGGGAATCACCAACAACACAGCTTCGCCTTCAGGTTCTCCAGTCAGGTGAACTCGAAATCGCACTCTACGGATACCTTGCAATCGGTGTCCTAAAGGGTGGCGCAGGCGTTCGTCGCTTCAACCTCGCTTAATAGCGAAAACTAAGTCGCTTGAGGGGGCTGCCAGAGCCCTTGCAGTCCCCTCAAGTCTTTAGAAAGGAATAGCATGTCTCTCACAACAGTTGCAGAACTTCGCACAGCATTAGGCGTAGGTACTCTCTATGCTGACGCGACCCTGCAAGAAGTGTGCGACGCAGCAGACAACGTGCTACTCCCATTTATCTGGGCAAACACAACTCCATTGACAGGGCATAGCAACACAGCCACAACTGGAACTTCTTACTTTGATGAGTATGTCCAAAAGACATTTTATATTGGTCAGACTGTAGTTATCTCAGGCTCTGGCTCAAAGCACAACGGGTCTAAGACCATCACAGAAGTAGGCGAGTATTCAATTACTTACGCCATCTCTGGCAACAACAACACTCCGACTGTGTTTCACCCAGTCAATCCTTTCGGCATGGTAGCCGCTGAGACTTACCTTGATCCTTCAACAGTTCCTGCAATTCAGGAAGCTGCTCTTATGATTTCAATCGACATCTGGCAATCACGCCAAGCCCCTTCTTCTGGCGGCGTATCTATCGACGGCTACACACCAAGCCCTTACCGCATGGGTAACACACTCCTTGCCCGCGTTCGTGGCTTGCTTGCTCCTTATCTTGACCCTCGTTCTATGGTGGGCTAATGACAGCCATCACCACACTTCGCACTACAGTTGCGACAGCACTCACAGACAATTCAAAGTACTCAGTCTTCGCCTTTCCTCCAGCTACTCCTATTGCTAACAGCGTAGTTGTTGCTCCCTCTTCTGGAGAATACCTGGTCCCTAGCAATAACCAGTGGGCAACAGTTGGTCCAATGGCCAACCTGGAGATTCGTCTATATGTGCCGCTCCTGGATAACCAGGGTAACCTTTCAGGCATCGAAGACATCATGGTCGCAGTCTTTAACAAGCTGGCTGCATCCACCCTTAGTTTTAATGTTGGCTCAGTCTCTAACGTCGGCTCAATCGAGACGGCTGCTGGAGACTTCCTAACGGCCACCATTAACGTTTCAATACTCACGGAATGGACATAACATGACCGATCTCGCACAATGGGAAAAAGAAAACGCTGACTTCCTGACTAAAATCGGTCAGGTTGCTCCAGCTCCAGTAGCACCAAAACCAACAACAAAGAAAGATGAGGAATAACCAATGGCAATTTTCTTAAACAATAAGGTAGGATTTAAGATTGCTACAATCAATCTTTCTGATCACGTTACAAATTTTCAGCTTAACCGCATGGTTGATAGTTTGGAAGTTACTGCAATGGGTGACACAGCTCACAAATTCGTTGCAGGCCTCTCAGCTGATACCATCACAGTAACCTTCCTCAATGACCGCGAAGCTAACAGCGTTCTTGCAACACTCCAGTCTGCTTTCGGAACAACAGTTGCATGGCAGGCAATCCAGGCTTCTGACGTAGCGGTTGGCACAACAAACTTGTTGTACTCAGGTACAATCTTTGTAGATAACCTAACTGACATCAACGGCGCAGTCGGAGATGAAGCCACTATCGACATCACCTTTACATGCAATAGCAAGACTGCTACAGCATCAACAGGTACTTGGTCATAATCTAATAAAACAAAGGGGCTAACAATGGCAAAGCTAAAAGTAACTAAAGTAGATGGTTCGATTACTGAATACGAGATCACTCCATTGCTGGAGTATAGTTTCGAGCAGTACGCGAAGAAGGGCTTTCACAAGGCCCTCATTGAAGATCAAAAGCAGTCAGACATCTACTGGCTGTGTTTTGAAGCTAGCCGTCGTGCGGGTGAGCATCCAAAACCTTTCGGAGATGGATTCCTTGAGACTCTCAAATCAGTAGAAGTCTTAGAGTCCGACCCTCTGGGTTAATCGGAACTCCCTCACCTATCTCGCAGCTCGGTTGAGTTACGAGTTCGGAGTTCCGTTTCAAACCATTGTGGAGCTTTCCCCAGTGGCGTTTAAAGCACATATACAGGTCCTCAAGGACTTAGCAAAGGAGCGTACTGATGCCAACAGAAGTAGTCGGCGCGCTAAACTTGCGTAAGGCTTTAAACCAATATGCTCCAGACCTTGCAAAAGAATTATCAAAAGAGTTGGGCGATACCCTTAGACCAGTAGTTAGGGATGCTAGGGGTTTCGTTCCAGCTGATTCACCAATGTCTGGCTGGGCTCCTCGTTCTTTCTCAGAGGCTAACTTCCCACCATATAACGCCGCAGTGATTAAGGCTGGCATTGTCTATAAGACAACCCCTAGCAAGCCAAACCGCAATGGTTTCACTAACGCAATTAGAATTCAAAACAAGTCCATGATCGGTGCTATCTACGAGACAGCAGGCCGAAAGAATGGACAAGGACAAGACTGGGTTGGTCCGAAGGCTGGAGGAGCTTCTAAGGGAGTTTCACGATCCAACAACCCTTACGCTGGCAACCAGTTCATATCTAACCTTGGTCAACTCTATGGCTCAGGAAGCAAGAACAGCCACTACATGATGGGCCGTTTAATCTTTAGAGCCTGGGCTAAGACTCAGGGCAGAGCCAATGCCGCGGTTATTAAATCTATCGAGAACACAACAAAGAAGTTTAACAAACGAGCAGAGCTTGTCGATCTAAGGAGAGCAGCATGAGTAATGTAGCCATTAACATTCTGGCAGAATTTACTGGAGTTGGCGCTTTCAAGAAGGCTGACAAGTCAGTTACCAAGCTCCAGAAGTCGGTAAAGAATCTTGCTGGAACTCTAGGTCTTGCTTTCGGTACTGCGGCTGTAGTTAAGTTTGGCAAGGATGCTGCTAATGCTTTCATTACAGATCAGAAAGAAGCAAACCGCCTAGCTACTGCTGTTAAGAATCTAGGGCTAGAGTTTTCAAACCCTGCTATTTCACAATACATCGACAGCCTTTCTAAGTCTTCGGCTGTGACGGACGGACAGCTTCGTCCAGCGTTCCAGGCTCTATTGACAACGACGGGATCGCTTACTAAGTCTCAAGAACTTCTCAGCCAGGCAATTGATATTTCTGCGGGTAGCGGAATCGAATTGGGCCAGGTTGCTCAGGATTTGGCTTCTGCTTATATAGGAAAAACTAAGGCTCTTACAAAGTACAACCTGGGCTTGACTCAGGCGGAACTCAAGACTGCTAAATTTACTGACATTCAAAAGAAGCTAAACGATCAATACAAGGGCGCTAACGCTGCCTACCTTGAGACTTATGCTGGAAAGATGCAGGCACTCAGCACATCAGCAGGAGAAGCATCTGAGAAGATTGGTGGAGCTTTAATTGACTCCGTCATGCTCCTAAGCGGTTCAAGCGGTATCGATGACCTCATCACCAAGATTGATAAACTTGCCGACAAAACTGTTGGCTGGATTGATAAATTCTCTGAGGGCCTAGCCCTTATCAACGCTATTAAGAATAGCAATATCGGTAACATGTCAGAGAACATCCAGGAAGTGCAAGTTGCTGCCTACAATGCCCGCCTTCGCCGCACCTACATGGATGCGTGGAAGGGAGTGGATATTCCGAAAACTGCCCAGCAAAAGGCAGCAGAGCAAAAAGCGGAAGCCGATGCTGCAAAGCGAGCGAAAGCTATTGCGGATGCTCAGGATAAGAATACTAAAGAACTCAAGAAGCAAACAGCTCTCAAAAAGGCTGGGACTATCTTTGACTTGCAGCAGGTTCAAATCATTGCTGCGCTTAAAGGCAAGATTAGCGAAGAAGATCGCAAGCGACTTGAACTCCAGTTTGCGCTTCTCGTAGGAAACGAAGACGAAGCAAAGAAGCTGACTTATGAATTAGCAAAGGCTCAAGGCCTTGGCGAACACCTTGCCAACTACCTCGCAAGCCTTCCTGATGCAAAGAATCCTTTTGCTTCATGGGAAGCGTACCTTGACATGCTTCAAGGAAAAGCCGAAGAAACTGCCGCAAAGATAGCAGCAGCGGCAGCGGGAGCAGCAGCAAAGGTCGTGGGTTCGACTACTACAACTTATGTCCCATCTATTGCTAACGGCTATGCTGGCCCTGGCACTACAGCCTACGACGAAAAGCAGTCTTACTCCGTGCCAGCAACCAACGTGACCACGCTTCCTCCTACTACTGCAATGGGCTATGCAGGCGCAGGTTCTACTGCTATGGCAGAAAAGCAATCTTATGTAGAGTTGAGAATTACAGGCGGAGATGACATTGCCAAGGCAGTTGCGAACAGCCTTCAACAGCAGAGCCTTTCAACAGGAAACGTCACTTACATCAACCGCCGAACAGGTGGCTTTGAGTAATGGCATTACCCGCACAGATAGCCGTCACCTTTGACTTCTCCTCGGGAGCAACCTTTGGAGCAGGTTTCGTCATTGGTTCTCCAGACAATGGCGTTATTGGTGTTAATGCTTTTGGCTCTTCTGATGTAGTTATTCCTACAGTTGATCTAACGCCAAACGTTTACAGTATTTCAATCCGTCGTGGGCGCAACGTCATGAAGGATACTTACGAGGCTGGCACAGCCATCGTGCGCGTTCTTGACCCGACTGGGGCGTTTAATCCTCAGAATGTAGATTCCGAATTTTATCCCAATCTCGTTCCTTTGCGTAAGCTGCGCATTTCAGCAACAACAGAAACAGCGGAGCATTTCTTGTTCAGCGGATATGTGAATGACTACCGCTATACCTTCCCAGTAGGGCAGGAAACCGCTTACGTTGACATCCTTTGTAGCGATGGGTATCGCCTGCTACAGATGTCCCAGATTGGCACAGTGGCTTCAACCCCCGCAGGACAGACAACTGGACAGCGTATTGAGTCAATCCTCGACGATGTCCAATGGCCAGAGTCAATGCGTAACGTCTCTACAGGTAATGCAACCTGCATAGCTGATCCTGGCACTACTCGAACAACCCTTGAGGCAATCAAGAACGTGGAATTCTCAGAGGGCCTTGGCGCTTTTTACATGTCACCTGACGGCACAGCAATTTTTAAATCTCGTAGCGAGGTAACTGGCACTCTAGGAGATGCAGCCACAGTCTTTAATCAGACCACGGGTATTCCTTACAAGAACCTCAAGTACGCCTTCGATGACAAGTTAATTATTAACTCATGTGTTTTTAATCGCGTGGGCGGAGTAGCTCAGAATGTGTACAGCCAAGCCTCTATCGATAAATACTTTCCTCACTCTTTGACTCAAGAGAACTTAGTCGCTGAGACAGATGCCCAGGTCTTAGGCGCAGCTCAAAACTATGTCAACACCCGCAAAGAGACCACAATCCGCATTGACGAGATGACTGTAGATTTGCTGGATGCGGCAGTCCCTACGGACACCATGATTGGCCTTGATTACTTCGACAACTTAGAGATTACAAACGTTACACAAGAAGGTTCAACAATTCAGAAAACCCTGCAAGCACAAGGCTTTGCATGGGATATAACACCCAACAAGATGACAGTCTCAATCACAACTCTTGAGCCTATCCTCGATGCTTTCATCATTGGGAGCAGCACTTACGGTATAATCGGACAATCTACATTGAGCTACTAGGAGCAACATGGCAACCTTTCCAGTCACCACAGGCGACGTACTTACAGCGGCAATCTATAACTCGCTAACCGCCTTTACAGTAGGCTCAGACCAGACAGCGGATTACACCGCAGTCCTAGCGGATCAGTACCAAGTCCTAGTGCCTATGAACAAGGCGACAGCAGTGGCCTTCAAGATTCCTACAAACGCCTCAGTAGCGTTCCCAGTAGGCACAGCAATCACTATTCTTAACAAGGGCGCAGGAGCGGTCACAATCAGCGCAGTTACCTCTGGAACTACTACAGTCCTTTCAGCAGGTGCAGTTGCAGCTTCTCCAACCTTGGCTCAATACAAGACTGCGGTCTGCATTAAGACTGCAACCGACACTTGGTATGTGGTGGGCGCGATTGCTTAACGTAATCTCAGGACTATTCGGCGGTGGTGTTCCTCCGCTTCCTAAAACATCTTCAGTTGATTATCTCGTCGTAGCAGGCGGCGGTGCAGGTGGTACTGGCGGCTATTCTGCTGGTACAGGTTCGGCATCAGGCGGTGGCGGTTCTGGTGGACTACGTTCAGGAAGTTCATTTTCTGTAACTGGTGGATCTTCTTATACTGTGACAGTAGGCGCAGGCGGCGCAAGTTCTGGAACTGGCGCAGGCGGCGCGAATGGTAATAACTCAGTTTTCAGTTCAATCTCTGCAACAGCAGGCGGTGGCGGTGCAGCCGAGGGAACTGTCACAGTAGCTGGTAAAAACGGCGGCTCTGGTGGCGGTGGTGCATCAGATGGTCAGGGAGTTTCAGCGGCTGGTACTGGTAACTCAGGCGGTTATTCTCCAGTTGAAGGTTACGCAGGTGGTACTGGCAATTCATCACAGCAAGGTGCTTCAGGCGGTGGCGGTGGTGCTGGCGCGGCTGGTGGAAACGCAGGCGGAACAACAAACGGCGCAGGTGGTGTTGGCGTTGCAAGTTCAATTACTGGATCATCGACTTATTACGCAGGTGGCGGTGGTGGTTCTGGTAACTCCGTGAATGGAGCAAACTATCCAGGTGCTGCTGGTGGCAATGGCGGCGGTGGTGCTGGTGGTAGCAACGGACAAAACGGAACAGATGGAACAGCTAATACTGGCGGCGGTGGCGGTGGTGCTGGTTCAGCAGGTCAATATGCAAGCGGTGCAGGCGGTTCTGGTGTGGTTATTATTCGTTACCCTGACACAAACGCAGACCTAACTTCTGTAGGAGCAGGCCTAAGTTATACATTAACAACAACTGGCGGTTACAAGATTTACAAGTTCACAGCTGGAACAGGTTCGGTGACTATCTAATGGCTCATTATGCGTTCCTTGATGAAAATAACACAGTTGTTGAAGTTATAACTGGAAAAGATGAGAACGAATTACTCGATGGCTTAACGCCAGAAGAATGGTATGCAGATTTTCGAGGATTGAGATGCGTCCGCACTTCGTATAATCACAAGATTCGCGGAGTCTATGCGGCAGTAGGTTATTCATATAATGAAGAAGAAGATATTTTCGTAATGCCACAGCCTTTCCCATCTTGGATTCGCAATGGATCAATCTGGGAAGCACCTGTGCCTTATCCAGACACTAACGAACGTTTCATGTGGAATGAAACTATTCAAAATTGGGAACTAAATGACTCCGAAACTTTGTAAAGCTGGACAACAGTTAAGGCTTCAAGTCGATGATTCTTACCCTGACAGAGACCGCACCTCCGACGGCTGGATTGGCGATGCACGTCATTCAGCGCGTCCTTCTGATCACAACCCTGATTGGAAAAATGCAGTCGAGGGAATTGCCTACGTCAGAGCGATTGATATTGACAGGGATTTATCTGGAAAGGCAAAGCCCGACCTCATGCCTGACCTTGCAGATCAGCTTCGACTCTGCGCTAAACGTGGCGATAAGAGAATCTCTTACATCATCTTCAACGGAAAGATATCGTCCTCTAAAAAGGGTTGGGCTTGGCGACCTTATAGCGGAATCAATCCTCACACTAAGCATTGCCACGTTTCGTTTACTAAGGCGGGCGACGCAGACAGTTCGTTCTTTAATATCCCAATGCTAGGAGGCAAATAATGGAAGCAATTATTCTCGGTGGACTAGGACTTATGGCTATTCCTGCTATTCGTGCTGCTATTAAGGCTTACCGCGCAAAGAAGGCAATCGCAGACGTAGTAGTCGATGCAGTAGAAGCGGCAGTAGACGCGGTAGACAAAAAGTAATGACCGCGGTAGATATTGCGGCTATTGCCGTTGGGATAGTTACAACCCTTGGTGGAGTAGCTGCTTTTCTACAGTTTTTGGTTAAGCACTACTTGGCTGAACTAAAGCCTAATGGTGGCGGTTCAATGAATGACCGCCTAACGCGTGTCGAAGCAATGCTTGAGGTACTAGTTAAGGGAAAATAAAGTTATGGCAAGGAAGCGACCAGTCATAGACTTAGACACTTACTCAGCACTTGACGCTTATGCAATAGCGCTAAACGAGTATTACAAGAGTCTGCGCAAAGCAGGGTTCACAGAGACCCATGCTTTCTGGATACTTTCAGATCGTGATTCCTTTCCTGATTGGATAATTCCCAACCTTCCCAATCGCATAGATAATATCCCCTATGAAGATGAGGACGATGACTAATGACAGTCAAAAGAATTGCCTGGGTTTCAGATATTCAAGCACCCTTTTTCCATGAAGAAGCAGTCAAGAATCTAGGCAAGTTTCTTAGAGACTACAAGCCTCACCAAACTATTTGCATTGGTGATGAGATTGACCTGCCTCAGCTCGGAGGCTTTGCCCAGCCATGGCAAGAAGTAGAAGGCAACATCGATGAGGATCGTAAGCTAACCCTAGAGATTCTTGAATACCTTGGCGTAACTGACGTAGTTGGCTCCAACCATGGGGCTCGCGTTTACAAGTCTTTATCTCGCAGGCTCCCAGCTTTTATGAATCTTCCAGAATTACGCTATGACAAATTCATGGGCTATGACAAGGCTGGCATCAAGTACCACCCCAATGGCTTTGACTTTGCTCCAGGCTGGCACACATGCCATGGCGATGCTTTCCCACTATCTAACAAGCCTGGTCAGACAGCCCTGAACGGGGCTATGCGCATGGGTAAGTCAGTTGTGTCAGGTCACACTCACAGACTGGGGCTGAGTGCCCATTCTGAGGCCTCTGGAGGCCGATACGGGCGCATTGTATGGGGTGTTGAGGTTGGCAACCTAGTAGACCTTTCAAGCCCTGGAATGGGCTATACAAAGGGTTATGCGAATTGGCAGATGGGCTTCGTAGTAGGCACATTGGTAGGCAAGCGATTTACTCCTGAGTTGATTCCGATTGACCCTAAGACTGGTTCGTTCGTTTATCAGGGCAAGGTCTATGGAAGGGTTCGCTAGACCAGATTTTGGAGACGAGTCAGTCGATGAAATCGTTATCGTTTCGTTATCTAAATTGGGTGGTTGTTTAGCCCGTATGGTTTAAAGTTCTTCTTGTAGGGCGGTTTCGTAGCTCGTAGGACGGGTCACAGGCCAGAAGCCGCTCTACCTTACAGAAGGGCTCATAATGAATTCAGATCACATAATTATGGCAGCACTCGCTTTGGGCGGCGTTGTTGGTTTCCTTTGGGGTTACTCTCAAGGGCATGAACACGGCAAGATTGCAGGACGTATTGCTCTACGTCGTGAACAGCGCACACTCGAGCAGGTGGGTCGATGAATGCTAGAGACTATCTCAACGAAGCGCGAGCTACTATCCAAGACCGAGGACTTGATTACGGTCACCCTTCAGACAATATGCAACGGACAGCACGACTCTGGAGCGCATTCCTCGAGATGCCAATTACGGACTATCAGGTGGCGATGTGTTTGGCATTGGTCAAAGTCGCAAGAAGCATGGAGACTGCAAAGCCAGACAATTACATCGACGGCGCAGCGTATTTCGCAATAGCTGGACAACTACACACCGAGGAGAATGACCTTTATGTTTAATCTAGACGATTACGAGACAGTAGAAGAACGCCTTATTAAGTATTGGAAGGATCACCCAGATGGTCAGATTCATACTAAAGTGGTTGAAGCAAGTGCCAGCCGTTTTATCGTTGAGGCTTCTATCTATCGCACAGAGGCGGATCTTCGCCCTTGGACAACTGGCTTGGCAGAAGAAACTGTTCAGGGTCGCGGAGTTAATGCTACGAGTGCCTTGGAAAATTGTGAGACTTCAGCTATTGGCAGAGCGTTGGCTAACGCAGGATATGCGACGAAGGGAAAGCGCGCTTCACGCGAAGAAATGGGCAAAGTGGCTAAAGCTGCTGAAGTAAAGACTAGCATTGCTGAGGTAAAGGCTAAGATGGCTGATACATCGAAGGAATACGTCCCAGTAGCAAAGGCAGATGATCCATGGACACAATGGGAAGCAGCACCAGTTCAGACTATGGAACAAGCAGTCGAGACAGTCAAGGCTGTCCTTGGTGGCACAGCACCAGACGAGAGCTGCAAGCATGGTGCGCGTGTATGGAAAACAGGAACTTCTAAAGCAGGCAAGCCTTACGGCATGTGGCGTTGCCCAGCATCAAGCTCTAGGGATATGCCAGGAGGAGAAGTGCCATGTGATCCTATTTGGTACAGCATCGCAGCTGATGGTTCATGGAAGCCGAGGGACAACTAATGGGCTATGTGACATTTATGAATCAAGATGGTGATTGGGAAGAATTCCCTAATGACGAACAGAGGGCGAATCTAAGAGAAAACGCAAAACTCCTAGAAGAATTGGGTTATGCGTTGATTTGCCAGATGTGCAATATGTTTCCAACTAGACAACAAATTCGTGAGCGTTACTTGAAGCATGAATGGACTTGCCTAGATTGCGGAACAATTAACTCTGCTGGACGTGCATGACACGACACAGAAAAAGCCGAGGCTTTCGTACTGAGCGAGTGGTGATCTCCTATCTACAAACTTGGTGGAGAAGCGCAAGCGTCGGCAGAGGTGCGGGCAAGGATATCCACAATGTCCCGT